CTTTTTGAGTTTTTAGATAAAATAGATGAAGAGGTAGAAGAGTTAAATAAAGAAGCTTTAAAGCCTAAACAGTATAGCAACTTACCAGAAGAGTTAGCTGATGTTATAATGGTATGCTTAAACTTTGCAAAGCATTATAATATTGATATTGAACAGGAAATAAAAAACAAAATACAAACAAACAAACAAAGAGCTAAAAATGGCAAAAAGTAAAGATTATTACAGGTTAACAGCGTTAAGATTCTTAGCTAACTCAATAGCTTTATTAGAGGATATAGAGGATCTAAAAGAAACTAAACTATACTCAAGAGAGTTAAAACACTACGCTAATAAGTTTGTTTACCATTTAGAGAGGGCTGTAGTACCTTTAGAGAATGAGTTAGCTAAAAATGGAGAGATTGAAATAGTTGATGAGATTACTAAAGTAGTTAGAGAGTTTAATAAAAGTGTTACTAATCAGTATTTAGGTAAATGATAATTATGAAATACAAAGCAAAAGAAGAAATTATTAATTTTCTTAAAACAGCTAACTTATTTGCTACTGGAGAAGTTAAAACAAATAAACACATAAGTAAAATGAGGAATAGAAAGTGTAGTAAATGTAAAGAAGATATAAAATACGGAGATATGTGTTATACTCAAACTTATAAGCTTAAAAACACTAGTAAACAGTTTCAAACTTCATTTCATATAAATTGCATATAAAGTTTTTTATAAAATGCGTTTTAATGCTGTTTAGTTGGTGTTGTAAAACGTTTTATTTTTAGTATATTTATTTACTATGAAAGTACAAGGTGTTAAAGTTGGTGATAAGTTTTACTATAAAAACGAATGGTATAAAGTTATTAAGTCAGATGAAACATTTACATATAGTAAGAAGATTAATAACGATGGGTTTAACCATTTACTTTTAAATGATGTTGAGGTAAGTATGGTAAAGGATGAAACATTTACTAAAAACCCTGATCATAAAATGTTATAATATGGCAAGTAAAGGCAGACCGAGAATAGAATTAAAAGACTTACCTAAAGACTGGGAAGAGTCTATTATTAACCTAGCAAAGAAAGGAGGCAGCATAGTAGAGATAGCTGTAGAATTAGACATAAGTAGGAAAACTTTATACAATTTATCGGAAAGAGATGAATATTTTTTACACACCATAAAAAAATGTAAGAGATATTGTGAGGCTTGGTGGTTAGGAAAAGGTCGTACAGAGTTAGATAATAGAGATTTCTCTTATACTGGATGGTATATGAATATGAAGAACCGTTTCGGATGGGCTGATAAAAAAGAGATTAAAGAAGAGAAGAAAGTAGAAACAACTTTTGATTATAGTAACCTAGATGCAGAAACACTTAGAACAATTATTAAAGGGGTTAAGCCTAACAAAGCTACAGAGTGAGCTATATAAAAAGTCTTTCTATGAATTTAGCTTAGATGCTTTTAAGTCTTTACACAATGGGCAAGAGCTTACTCCTAATTGGCATATAAAACTAATATGCGATAGGTTACAAGTAGAAGCTGAAAGAATAGTAAGCGGTAAGCAAAGAGATAAACACCTATTAATTAATGTACCACCTAGAACATTAAAAAGTGAATTAGTAAATGTTTTCTTTAGTGTTTACTGCTGGATATTAAAAGACTCAATTCAGTTTATTAGTTCTAGTTACTCAGCAAGTTTATCTATTGTACTTTCTACACAGTCCAGGAGGCTAATAGAGTCCGATTGGTTTAGAGAGCATTTCCCTGATATACATTTATCCAAAGATGAGAATACCAAAAGTAGGTATACAACTACTAACGGAGGTTTAAGGTACTCTACATCCACAGGAGGAACGGTAACGGGTATGGGTGCTGATGTAATAGTAATTGATGATCCACAAAACCCACAGTTAGCACGTTCAGAAGTAGAAAGAGATAACGCTAATAGATTCTTTAATGAAACTCTAAGAAGTAGATTAAACAACCCCGACAAAGGTATCTTTATTGTAATTATGCAAAGATTACATGAGGACGATATGACAGGAATGTTATTAGATAAAGAACCTCATAACTGGGAGCATATTTGTTTACCAGCTGAGATAAGCGACAATGTAAAACCAATTGAGTTAAAAGAGTTTTATGTTAATGGTTTACTATTTCCTCAAAGATTAAGTTTAAATACCTTAGATAGCTTTAAAACGGGTTTAGGTTCGTATGGCTATAGTGGTCAGTACTCACAGTTACCTAGTCCTAGTGAGGGTGGTATATTTAAAGGCTCATGGTTTAACACTATTAAGCAATTACCTAACAATATTAAATTAGATCAATTAAAGTGGGACTTTTACCTAGATACTGCATACACCAATAAACAGGAGAATGATGCAACAGCAATGCTATGTGCTGCTTTCCACAATAACGAACTATACATAAGAGAGGTTAGGGCGGTACGTATGGAGTTTCCCGAGCTAATTAAAGAGATACAAGAGTTTACATCTGTTAACGGTTACACTAATAGAAGCCGTATATATGTAGAGCCTAAAGCAAGTGGTAAAAGTATTGTGCAGATGCTTAAACGGTCTACAGGCTTAAACATAATGGAAGATAAACCACCAACTCAGGATAAGATAAGTAGAGCGAGTAGTATATCCGCTTTTGTTGAGAGTGGTAGAGTAAATATGTTAGACGGTAGATATATAGATAATTTTTTAAATGAGCTTAAAGGCTTTCCTAATGCTAAACATGATGATATGGTAGATGTTTTAGTAATGGCTGTTGATAGGAATACCAGTAGACGTAAAAAGGTACGTGCTATGTCATAGGTTTGCTGTATAAAAGTGTTATACCTTGCACTAATTCATATGAATAAAGTATAATACTTAACAAATAATAGTTTAAGTGTATTACATTGCACTAATTAGGAATTAATTTGTTAAATTGGCAATTCGCAAATCAAAATTTAAACAATTTAATGATTAAAGCAAGGAGGTGGCTACACAAGTCAGAGGCTCAATATCTAGGGCTAACAGTAAAAGAGAATCAAAGAGGTAGAACACAAGCAAGATACCCTATTACAGAAGAGCAATACAATGAGATTATAAGCCTAAGAGTTAAACCAAACAAAAGAAAGTTTGTAGAAACTATTAAGAAGCTAGATAAAAATGGTAATGTAATCTCCAGCACTGAGAAGCTACAAAGTAAGCCTATAGATGTTCCTGATAACTTCGAAGTAATTAAGGTAAGTACCTCAAAAACTACAGGGCAACAATGGATACAATACGCTCCAAAGAAAGAAACAATAGAGGAGGCTGTAGAAAGCTTTGACTTTGAAAAGATAATCCAAAAGTACATTAAGCCTTTGGATATTTATGGTTCTGATACGGTTACATATAAAAGTACTAATCTTAAAGACTTTGATAAGCTTATTATTACTGATGTTCATATAGGTATGGATACGGATGTAGATAATAACACTATGTATAAATCAGAGTGGAATAAGAAAGAACTATTTAAGACTGCTCAGATTGTAATAGATAAGACTTTAGAGGAGCAAGAGAGTGATGTTTTATACGTAGATGAGTTAGGTGATTTACTAGATGGTTTTAACGCTCAGACAACTAGAGGCGGTCATGCTTTACCTCAAAATATGACTAATGAGGAGGCTTTTGATTATGCTTTAGAGTTTAAACTAAAGATACTTTACGGCTTAGTTAATCACTACAAAGAGATCCATTTTAATAATATCTGTAATGATAACCACTCAGGAGCTTTTGGATACTTTGTTAATGAAGCATTTAAGCAAATAGCAGAGTTACAATTCAAAAACGTAACCGTAACAAATCACAGAAAGTTTATTAACCATTATTTTGTTGGTAATATTTGTTTTTTAATTACTCATGGAAAGGATGATAAGAGTTTAAAGTTTGGTTTCAAGCCTCAATTAGATTTAAAAGGAGCTGAAAAGATTGATCAATATCTAAAACAGAATAAAATTTATAAAGATGCTGAGTTAATAATATTTTGTAAAGGAGATTCACACCAGCTGTTATTCGATATGTGTACTAGTGATGATTTCTATTACTTTAACTATCCAGCTTTAAGCCCGTCTAGTAACTGGATAAAGAACAACTTTAAACTAGGGCGCAGAGGTTTTGTAAACGAGTCTTACAAAGGCTTAAAACACTATCAAAAAGTAAACTTTATTAAAAATTAATTATATTTAAGACATGGAAAAGAAAAAAGCAGTTAAGAAAGCAGTTAAGAAAGTTGAAAAGCCTGTAAAAGTATCTCTAAAGGATAAACTAACAGAAACAGTAAACTTTATTGAGAAAGCAGTAAAAGAGGAAAGAGGTATCAATTTAAACACCTCAGCTTGTGCAAAACTAAATAAGGCAGCTTTCACTATTAATACTATTATTAAAAACCTATAATGATAACCGTAACTATCCTAGATAAAGAGTATCAATTACGTAATGAATGGGCTGATAACACTATAAAGCAAATGGCTATAGCTCAAGATTATATTGATGCTATGCCTAAATGGTTAGAACAGTATATTTATTCAGATAAAGATGATACACCAGTAAGCGAAATTAAGCTATTAGAATTCTATATTGATTGGATATTAATATTCTCAGACATACCTAGAGAGTATTTAGAATCTGAGATAGAAATAAAGGACTCTAAAGATACTTCGCTAATAGAACTGTTTAACTTAGTAGGTAAGTTTTTAGGAGAGCCTACAGAGGCTGAGGTAGGCTCATCTGATACTATCAATTTTGAGGGTATAGATTATGTTTTTATAGAATCAGCTAAAACAGCTGGAGGAATAGAGAAGCTTTTAGGCGGTGCTACGTTTAAACACTTTGCAGAAAGTCAAGCATTATCTACATTGTTTCAAAAGAAGCAGTACAGGAAATGGGAATACATTGCAAGGATTACAGCAATACTATTTAGAAAGCATCAGGATGAGGAATATAACGAGCTTAAAATAGATACAAGAGCCAAAAAGTTTTTAGATTTACCAGTATCAGAAGCATATAAAGCCTATTTTTTTTTGGACTCGCATACCAACAAATTACAAAGTTCTACCCTAACATCTTTAACGGAAAGAGCGGAAAGCCAATCGGCTCAGCATCAGAAACCATCGTTAAAAATGTTTATTGGCAAATTAAAGCCTATGAGCTATCTGAGAAAGGTATTTACACGAAAGAGGGGTTAACTCCATTGGATAGTGTTTATGATACCAATGTGTGGGATATAATGCAGTATATAAGCATACAAACAGCTCAAGACACTTTGAAATATGAAGCTCAAGAGTTAGCACATAAAAACGCAAAACGTAGATAATGGATAGAACAATGTTTATAGATCAAGTACTAGAGTCCTGTGAGGTTTATAGATATGATATTTTAGGTCAGTATGTCAAATATTATTTACTAGGTATATCTGATAACTTGGTAAGGGTTGAAATGAGATACTTTGATGAACATAGCGAGGTATGCACTACTTTAGAGTTTCAAAATGATGAACAGTTAATAGATGCTTTAATAGATGAATTGTAATTATTTTTAATTTATTTTCATATTAATTTTTTATTACAGAATAAAAGTGTTACATTTGAGAAACACTAAAACAAAAGGACATGACTAAGGAAAACAAATTAACAGTAGCAATTGAAACAGTAGGATTTGATTATTTTTTAAATTGTATTGAAAATGGAGCAACACCTGAACAAGCAAAGGCAGAAATGTTAACTCAAAAAGCTCAAAAAGAAATAGCTAAAAGAATTAAATTAATTTTAAACTAAACAACAGCCCTACGGGGCTTTTTTTACATACTAAATAAAAACCAAGTAGCCGCACACCTCTTAACAATGTGCAAAGGCGGTTAGTTTTTTTAAATAATTTACTATATTAGCACTTCACACTAAACAAAAACAACATGACTATTAAGATTAACAATAAAGAACAAGAGCAAGAAACACTAGCTAGACTAGGTAATGAGGGTTACAGATGGTCTACTGATGTTTATCCTGAGGACTTTAAGCCGTCTTTAACTGATAACTTTAATAAAATAGGCTTTCCTTATATTATTTATGTAAGTGATAATTTTATCAATTGGGATTATGACTATAAAGTAGAGTACATTAAAACAGATAACTCTAAGGTTAACGAAAACCTACTAAAAGAGAACAAAAAGTTAAAAGTACGTTTGTCTAATATTGAGGAGTGGCTAAGAACTAGCGTAACTGGTAATGAATCAGCAGAGCATATATTAAATTTATTCTTTAACGATTAAGCATGAAGAGAGTACTTGTTTCAATGCCTACAGCAGATAAAAAAGATTATTGCGTAGATGAGTTTATAAATCAGATTAAGACCTTTACATATCCATTATACGACGTCTTTGTATTAGATAATTCTAAAGACTCTAAACACGTTAAAAAGTTTTGGGAAAACGGTATAAAGGCAGTACACGAACCTATCAATGGTAACTTTAAATCTGAGTTAGCTAGACATCAAAACATAATCAGAAACTACTTTTTAAATGGTGATTACGATTACCTATTAATGCTAGAGTCTGATGTTTTTGCTGGTGAGTGTATTATAGAAAACTTAGTAAGTTATGCTGATGTTTATAAGGCTAGTATAGTTACTGCTACTTATGAAATTAGAAAAGATGAGGATGTACTATGTTTAACCTCAACATCTGATAGAAGAGCTGTAAGAAGTGAGAAAATACTAACTAGAGAACATGGTTATAATATCATGGGGCAAGGTACTTTACCATTAAGACATTTATTAGTAGATCCTGATGCTAGAATAACAGCTACTGGAATAGGTTGTACATTGTTTAGCCGTAATGTTTTAGAGCAAGTAGAATTTAGAGTAGACTTAAAACTAAATCCTAATGCTTTTAGTGATACATTTATTTTTACTGATGCTATAAAATTAGGGCATGAGGTCTTAATTAATTCTAATCTTATATGCGAACATAAAAAGTAATTTATTATTTTAGCATTATGGATGAAAAAATAGGCATGGCTCTAAACCCTGAGTACTTTGAAAATGAGAATGAAATGGATGAACTAAGTGATGAAATAGCAAAGATTCATATAGCTATCGGACACATACCAACCACAACAAAAATAGTTTTTATAAAACAAAATTAACATTAAGCCAAATGAGTTTAGCCACTAAAAAAGTATTAGAGAAAGAGTTAGAAGTATTTAAAAGCCGTATTGAGTTTTTAAATAAATGGATAACTGAGATTAGAAATAAAACCTATGAAACTGATTACGATAGATTCTCTGCATTAAACGAGGTTTACAAGTTAGAAAACGAGAGAGATTTCAAAGCTACTTTAGTATCTCAAAGAGTTAGCCAAATAGAAACAATCAACCAACAAGAGGAATTAAAAACAAAAGCATCTAAGGAGTTGCCTGATTTGATTAATAAGGCTGAAATCGTATTAGAGCAAGTAAGAGCGGATTTAATCGCTTTAAAGACATCTAAACCACTAAAGAAAGAAGCTAAAAAAGATAGATCAGATGGTATTAAGATGATTTCATTACAAATAGAGCAGATTGATAGTATTATAATGGGTTGTATTGAGAGATATAAAGCAAGTAATACGCATACTCAACTATTAGCAGACTTTAGGGTATTAAATGAGGTGCTAAAGCTTAAGAAATGAGTTTAATAGGGTTGTTATTTACCTTAATATTAATTAGAATTATAGTTAAGTTTATAAGTAAAAATATCCAATAAACAAAATTTATTTTTAAAAGGGGGTTTAATTACCCTCTTTTTTTTGTACATTAGTTATATCCAACTACAAGCCGTATATCTAAAAATATGGCAACAATAATAAATAGTACAGACGGTATAGAGGTTACCGATAACGGTGGTAGTGTTTACTTTATCAAGTATGATAATGTTAAACTTCTTAAA